AGAGGAGAGCGCCAACGCCGGTGCATCCATCGCTGCGCAGATGCCGCTGTGCATCTTCATCATCTTCCTGCTGCTGATGCTCCAGCTGCACAGCTTTTCGCGCTCGGTGATGGTGTTCCTGACGGGGCCGCTCGGCCTGATTGGCGCGGCCGCCACGCTGCTGCTGCTGCGTGCGCCGATGGGCTTCGTGGCGCAACTCGGCATTACCGCGCTGATCGGGATGATCATTCGCAACTCGGTCATCCTGGTGGACCAGATCGAGCAGGACGTGGCCGCCGGCGTGCCCACATGGAACGCCATCGTCGAAGCGGCAGTGCGGCGCTTCCGTCCCATCATCCTCACGGCCGCTGCGGCGGTGCTCGCGATGATTCCGCTCTCGCGCAGCGTGTTCTGGGGCCCGATGGCGGCGGCCATCATGGGCGGGCTGATCATCGCCACGGTGCTGACGCTGCTGTTCCTGCCCGCGCTATATGCGGCGTGGTTCCGCGTGAAGCGGCCCGAAGCCCAGGCCGCCGCGCCGACTGCCTGACGGCGGCGAGGGAAGGCGCAATCCCTCCGCCAGGCCAGATCCGGGCGGGGGATTGGAAACCCTCGAACGACTGCGATATAATCGCCGGCTTCCTTACCGGCGCCCCCAGCGGGCGCCGCGTTCCATCCGGCGAGGGTGGCGAAATTGGTAGACGCACCAGGTTTAGGTCCTGACGCCAGCAATGGTGTAGGGGTTCGAGTCCCCTCCCTCGCACCAAAAATCCCTTTAAAATCAACGCATTAGCTTTTCGTGCTGGCAAAAATCTAGCCAGTTTTTGCCAGTTTTGCGTTCGATTTGCCAGCAAATTTGCCAGCATTTCCGGCGAACTTCTGTACCGCGCGGGAGCCCGCCTCGGCATCGGCTGACGGCATCCATCGGCCGTAAACGCGGGCGATCATTGTCCAGTCTGCGTGCCCCATCTGCTTCGCGACCCACATGGGGTGCTCTCCAGCAGAAAGCATCATCGACGCATAGGTGTGCCTCGTCTGGTATGGATTGCGGTAGCGCACGCCGGCTCGCTTTAGCGCCGCCTGCCAGATGCGCCATACCTGGTGAGAACCTGAAAACTGGTCTCCAGCAAGTGTCTTGAAAATGGGCCCGTCGTCCTGCGTTAGGAACGTCAAAGCCTTCTGCGCCTGAAGCGCTTCGGCGGCGGGGCTCAACAGTCGGACGTCGCGCCGGCCTGCAGCTGTCTTTGGAAATTCTGCGGTGCCCTTTGCCTCCCGCGTGAGAGCGCGGCGTACGCGCACGTAGCCGTCGACAAAATCAATGTCGGACCAGTGCAGCGCGATGAGCTCAGAGGTTCGCAGGCCCGTCCACAGTGCGAACTGGATCATATTGCGGTAACCGTCGCTGAGTTTGTCGAGCACCGCAGCCTGTTCGGCCGGGGAGAGTGGATCGATCTCGTCATCGTGTTGACCATCTGCGGGCCGCTCGGCGCGCGCGTAGGTATAGCCGGCGAGGGGATTCGCGTCGATGAGCTCGTCGTCTGCTGCGTCTTGCAGTGCGGACCGCATGCAGCTTTGAATATTCGAGAGGCGCTTGTTGGAGACCTTCTTCTCTTTGTGGGCGTCGATGGTGGCCAGCCAGTCGCGGATCAGGCCACGCTTCAGTTCCTGCAGCGGGAGCTTGCCGAACTTGGGTATCACCCAACGGTTGACGATCAATTCATAGCCCTGATACGTCGACGCCTTGATCTCGGCCTTTTTCCGCTTGAGCCATTTGTCGAGGTAATCCTCGACAGTCTGGGTGTCACCCACGCTGTCAGCCAATTCCGCAGCGTGTAGCGAATCCGGGAACGTCTTTGCGTAGTCGAACTCGCCTTTGTCGATGGCGTGCAGGATCGCTGCTCGGAACTGGATCAACTTTCGAGTGTTGGTAGCACAGGGCTTCGCTTTGACCCGCTCGCGGCAGCGCTTGCCCTTGTAAGTGAAGGAGATCTCATAGCTGGAGTCGGAAACGATAGTGACTCCTGTCCCTTTTCTACCCATCGGTTGTATCCCTCTACATCCATCAAGATTTTCTTGGTGCCGGGCTCGTAGCGCCACACGACGCCTTCCAGCCAGAGGCCTTTGCACTTGCGGGTATACACCGCTGCAGGGGTGAGACCGGTCAGTTCACAGAACTTTGCGATAGTCACAAATCGAGCCACTGTCAGCCTCCGCGTTCGTGTGGGTGAGTCATGTGGTGCGGCGCCGTGCGCGATAGGAAAGGAGCATTCATCGTTCGTCAAATCCTGTTACGCCCGATCCTAGGCGGGCTCGCGCCACTTACGATGGCGCGATGTATCGATCAAACCTCTATCGTGAGTCGCTGCGCTGGTGGGCAGCGGCTATCGTCATCGTCTGCGTTGGTGCCCTGGGCGCTTGTGGGATGTATGTCTAGCGTTGGCGCGAAAGCCATTACTGCTTCGATGAAGGCGAGCGCGGCTTCCGCGTTGATCGCGTTGCCGTAGGCGCGCAGGCGTCCCACGCGGGCGGGAGCCCCATGAGCCAGCGGGAATGCGCGGGGTTCAACTGGCCGCCACTTTCCATCCCGGCAGAGGAGCCAGTCAGCATCTCGCCAGAGGCCGTTAGCCGGGCCGGTTGAGAGAGCGACGTTACCCATTCGACGGTCTTCCGGCTGCTGTCGTTGTTGCCCGCCGCGCTGTTGCCGTTGCGCGCTGGTGTGCCTGCCATGGGCGTTGGCCAGCCCGCCAATGCTGTGCAGCCTGGCAGCCGGTCGGTCCCTTGAGATGGACCGCCCTTCGGCCCGTCCTGCTGGCACGGAGTTGGCCATCCTGCTAGCCAGGTCTGGCGAGGAAGATCGCGTGGATTGGCTCCATTCCCGCCGCTGTTCTTCAGGTCTCGAACTACCGGCGTGTGCCAGCCCGCAAGCCGTGCCACCTCGTTCAGCGGTGCTCCCTTGCCGTCTCGATCGTGCACGCCTGACAGATTCGCGCCCTTGTGATCGCGTGCCTGTGGCGTGGGCCACCCAGTAGAGCCGGTCGCGGATGTGCGGCGCACCGACGCCCGCAGCCGGAAACGGCACCGCCCCGAAGGCGTACGCCATGGCTTCCATGTCATCGTGTACAAGGTCGACCCAAGCGTCTGCGTCTTTGCCCGCAACCTGCTCTCCAAGAACCGTTGGAGGGCGGCGCTCTTTGATGAGGTGGTGCCACGCCGGCCAGAGGTGCCGCTCGTCATCAAACGCAAGTCCTTTGCCTGCCGTGCTGAAAGGTTGGCACGGGCAGGAACCGGTCCAAACAGGTCGATCGTCGGGCCAGCCGGCACGCCGCAACGCGTACGACCAGACGCCGATGCCGGCAAAGAAATGGCATTGGGTGTAGGGCTTGAGATCGCTGGGGTGTACATCCTGTATGTCTCGTTCATCTACGTCGCCTGGCGCGATGTGGCCGGCGGCTATCAGGTTGCGCAGCCATGCGGCGGCGTGTGCGTCGATTTCGTTGTAGTAGGCCGTCATACGCCGATCGTTCGGCGGGCGGTGAACGCCACTATCACAACGCCCCTCGCTTCGGTCGAACAGCGCCGTTCATCTTCTGCATGCCCATACGTCGGCCACCGCGGCGCGCGGCCTCTATGACCTGCTGACACGAGCGGTGTGTTCTGACGGCGCCATCGAGATCTCGCGCGCACGGGATGCTGATGCTCTCCCACACGACGACGCCTTTGACGCGCAGGCTGTAGCTGCAATGCAGCGAGCCGGGCAGGGGGTGGCGTTGCACGTCGTGCTTGCCGATACGGAGCGTGGCGGGGGTACGGTTCACTATGCGATGCATGGTTGATCTCCGTTGCGGCTGGTCAGTCGTCGAAGTCGCCTGCAGCCAGTTTCTTCAGGTCGACCCACACGCGGCGGGTCGTGCGAATGCGCGGATGGGTGCGGGCGTGCGCGGATGCCTCGATGGCGGTGCGGATGGGGCCCGCGGCCAGGGCCTGCGCATCGGTGCAGATGAGGCGCAGCTTGTTGCGCTCGGCGAGCACGGCCGCGTCTGTGATAGGGCGCGGAGGCATGTCAGCCCCCGAGCACCATTGCGGCTTCGGGCGCGATGGCGCCGGCGAGGCCGAACGCGAAGAGCACTACGGCAAGGCCGAGGGCGGGGTGGTGGCTGAAGTAGCCGGACGCGAGGCGGTGGAGGGCGGAACGGCGCATCGTGTCCTCCTTATGCCTGCCGCTGGGCGACGGGCGTGGGCTCTGTCTCGGACGTTTCGTCGAGATGGAGGGCGTATGCGTGGAAGGCTAGGACCAGGCCGAGGGCGGCGAGGTAAGCCAGGAAAAAGGCGCTTCGTTTGCAGACTTTCACTTTGTTCCCCAGTCACTAGATGTTGCGACGATAGTAAAAACTATCGATGCAGACAACAGCGAGTCGG